CATGCGCTATGCCAACCTGCGCGGTGCCAACCTGCGCGGTGCCGACCTGCGCGATGCCGACCTGCGCGGTGCCGACCTGAGCGGTGCCTACCTGCGCGGTGCCTACCTGAGCGGTGCCGACCTGAGCGGTGCCGACCTGCGCGGTGCCGACCTGCGCGGTGCCGACCTGCGCGGTGCCGACCTGAGCGGTGCCGACCAATGACGATTAAAACCCCCCCCAGCGCAGCCCACCGCTGGACGAAATGCTCCGCCGCGCCACTGTTTGCCAGCCGCGCCGGACCGCAACCGACCAGTGACGCCGCGCGGGAAGGCACCTGCGCGGCATGGGTGGTTGAGTTGATGCTGACCGACCGGCCCGTGGAAGTCGGGATGATGCACGAAAACGGATGGGAAGTTGATCCTGACATGATCGACCACATGCAGGACTATGCTGACATCTGCCGCGCGGATGGCGGCGAAATGTGGGTGGAACAGCATGTAGGATTATCGGAAAAAATATACGGGACGCCCGATTGCGCAACGCTGGCGGATGGTGTGCTGACCGTCCGTGATCTGAAATATGGATTCAGACTGGTGGCACCGGACAGCCCTCAACTACTCATCTACGCGGCTGCGCTACTATTGATGCACCCGACAGTGCAGATCATCCGCACCGAGATTTACCAGCCGCGCGGCTTTCACCAAGACGGACCGCGCAGGTGGATCGACTGGGCGCCCGATCAGATCCGCGACGCATCTGCATGGATCATCCAGCGCGCAGAGGAGTGCTACAAACCTGACCCGATTGCCACGCCTGGAAATCATTGTCTGTATTGTGACGGCGCTGTCGGTTGCGTGGCGCTACAGCAGACCACCGCCACGTCGCTGGCCATTGCCGAAATGACCGGACACCGCGACCGGACCCCGACAGAGATGGCGCAAGCGCTCCACTTCTACCGGGATGTGCTGGAAATCATCACCGCAGCAGCAAAGGCCACAGAGGTTGAAGCCGAGGCGCGGGCCAAGCGCGGCGAACGTCTGCCGGGCTGGGGCATCACAACCCGATACGGCACCAGCCGCGTCTCCAAGCCACCTCACGTCATCAAGGCATTGACCGGCAAGGACGCGACCAAGACCGTGCCGATGAATATCGGAGAGTTGCGCGCAGCAGGCTTGACCAAGGCGCAATTATCGCTTATTACCGAACAACCAACCACGGGTTTCAAACTCGAACCGCTGGACCCGGACACCCTGGCCCGGCAACTTAACCGCATCAATGGAGACAATTAGGTATGGGATATATCAACGCAGAAGTAGACGCTGAATCTGTTATTGACGCAATGAATGGTGACGCTGAGTTTGCGGCAGAACTTTGGTTTAAAATCGCAGAAAGGTTGAACATGGGTTTGCTACGTGACAACGCTTGCGACATTTTTGAAGACGAACCCGACCAGGCAAAATACATCGCAAGTCAGTTTGAAAACTTTGCCGAAATGTTACGGTCACGACACCGCAGATGACTGAATTTCAACCCCGACCAACCAACCAACCAATGGAGACACATAATGTCACGCCACACCGAATACGGAAACAGCCCAGTCGGACGCCTCATCTCGGGTGATCCGTGGACCAAACAGACCACCGACGCGAACAACCGCCCAATCCCCGAAGACAAACAATCGTTCTGGTTTGCCGTGGCGATTGAAAAGAACGCCCCCGGAATGAATGAAATGCTTGGATTGATGTTCAAGGCGGCGCAGGCCGGATACGGCCAGGCCCCGCACATCATGGCACAGATCAACATGGGGTTGGCCGCACCGGCGTTTAGCTGGAAAATTGCGGACGGCGATGAAATGCGCGCCAACGCCACGACCGGCGCGCAGGAGCCCCGCTGGAAGCACGGCAAAGGCTGCTGGGTTGTAAAATTCTCGACCACGCTGTCGATTGCCTCGGCAAAATATCAGGGCGGCGTGCCGACCTATTGCGACCCCAGCGAGATCAAGCGCGGGTATTACGTCACCGTGCCGTTCTCCACATCTGCCAACGGCAACCAGGACCACACGGCGGGCGTTTATCTGAACCCTCAGACTGTTTGCCTTGTCGGTTTTGGCCCAGAGATTGTCGGTGGCCCGTCGCTCGAGCAACAGCTTGGCGCAGGACCGGGCGCGTATATGCCCTCAGGCATGACCCAGACCCCGCAACTGCCAAGCGGTGCTGCGCAGGCTGCACCGGCACCGTCCGGTATGCCCGCCCCCCAGCCGCAGACCTCTGGTATGCCGACGCCTGCCGCCAGTGCAATGCCTGCGCCACAGACGGCACCCGCGCAGTATGGCGGCTATATGGCCCCCGCCGCAGGCGGTATGCCGGGAACGTCGCGTCAGGAATTGGACGACAGCATTCCATTCTGATACGACACAGGGCGGGCTGTCATGGCCCGCCCGTCACACATGATTGGGAGACTGACATGACACAATTCAAACCCGGCGACCGCGTAACGCACAACCCGACCGGCGAGGAATGGACGCTGATTTGCGGCTGCACCACGTCAGACGAGCGGGAAGCCTGCATCAGAGCGTGCGAAGCGGTGGTGCTGTGACACAACCCCACCAGAGCAAACTTGAACCTGCCGAAAACAAGTTCCACAAAGGTAATCGGCAAGACGGAAAGCATTATTGGCTAACTCCGCCTGATATTTATGACACATTAAACGCTGAATTTGCGTTTAATTTTGACCCATGCCCTTACCCATTGCCTGAAGGTTTTGACGGGCTGACTTGTGATTGGGGGAGTTCAAGCTACGTCAACCCGCCTTTCGGATCCATCATGCACGAAGGTAAAAAGAAAGGCCCGACTGCGTGGGTGCGAAAAGCTATTATTGAACACCAGAAAGGCAAGACGGTTGTTCTGGTTTATCCTGTAGACAAATGGGTTCTGATGCTTGTGAATGAAATTTTTGGAGTTGACGCCGAAATTAGAAACTTGGGCGATGTAAAATGGCTTGCGACAGAGGATGCTTCACAAGGTAAGGGAACGGGCAGACATATCGCGTGCTTTATATTGCGCGCCAATCTGCCAAAAATGCCAAGGCCCCGCAATGCACAATGATTTCCCCTACGATCTGGAGTCATACCCAAACGTCTTTAGCGCCGTGATCGTCCACGCTGCCAGCGGCACGGAATGGATATTTGAGGTGTCGGACAGGGTAAACCTGTCCCGCCAGTTGCTCAACTTCGTCCGCACGCTTGGCCAGCATCCCGGCAACCGGATGGTGGGCTATAATAACGTCGGCTATGACTATCCGCTGCTGCACGCCCTGTTGCGCTTCGACTCATTTACCGCCGCAGATGCTTATCAAATATCTATGGGCATTATCGAAACGCCTTGGAACGACCGGTTCCGCAATAACGTATGGGCATCGGATATGATCGTGCCGCAAGTCGATCTGTTCAAGATCCACCACTTCGACAATCAAGCGCGGCTGACCAGCCTCAAGCAGATCGAAATTGCCTTGCAATTACCACACGTTGCCGACCTGCCCTTCCCGCCCGGCACGGTCTTGAGCGACGACCAGATCCCGCAGTTGCTCGGATACAACCGGCACGACGTGGCCGCCACGCTCCGATTCTACCGGCAGTCGGCCAGCGCCTTGGCGTTCCGTGACGAAATGTCTGCCGCACTGGACCAGGACCTGACCAACGCCAGCGACTCGACCATAGGATCCAAAGTGTTTATCTCGCGCCTCAACGCGGCCCAGCCCGGAATTTGCGGCAAGTCTGGATCGTGGCGGCAAACACCCCGCGCGCGCATTCCGCTGGCCGACTGCATTTTTCCCTATGTGCAATTCCAGACACCTGAGTTCAACCGCGTGCTGGACTATCTGCGCGCCAAGACGATCACCAAGACAAAAGGTGCGTTTGATGACCTGACGGCCACCTGTCACGGCCTGAAGTTCGTGTTCGGGACCGGCGGCATCCACGGGGCACAGGACGGCACCACCTGGCGCAGCACGCCTGACAGGGTGGTGCAGGGCCGGGACGTGCGCAGCTACTATCCTAATCTGGCCATTGCCAACCGGGTCTATCCGGCGCACCTGTCCGACGTGTTTTGCGATATTTACAAGGACGTTTACGACCAGCGCATCAGCCTGCCCAAAAGCGATCCGCGCAACAAGGCCCTCAAGCTGGCATTGAATGCAACATATGGCAACAGCAATAGTATATACAGCCCGTTTTACGATCCGCTCTACACCATGACCATTACAATCAACGGACAGCTTTTGTTGTGCATGTTATCCGAACGCCTTGCCGCCATCCCGACACTGGAACTGATCCAGGTCAACACGGACGGTATTGAATACATCGTAGACCGGGACAGGGTGGCGGATTGCGACGCGGTGTCGGCGGAATGGGAAAAACTGACCGGGCTGGAATTGGAGTCGGAGGATTACGCTTCTTTTTTCCAGCGCGATGTAAATAATTACCTGGCGATTGACACGCACGGCAAAGTAAAGTGCAAAGGCGCGTTTGAATATCAGCACGGTCTGGGCTACGGCGACGGCTGGCACAAAAACCAGTCGTGCAAGATCATTGCCATTGCCGCCGAAGCATATCTGGTGCGCGGCACGCCGGTTGCTGAGACCGTAGCGGCCTGTGACAACGCTTTTCACTTCATGCACACGCTCAAGGCGCAACGCAACGACAGGGTGATGCTGGGCGGCGATCTGTCCGACTATGACTGCCAATCAACGCCACCAGATGCCAAGGGGCGGCCCATGAAGCGCAAGATGCACAGCGGCGGGGCGGCACAGCAGCGGACGGGCCGCTACTACGTCACGGCGCAGGCTGGCGCGCAGTTGTGGAAGATCATGCCGCCCCTGCCCAAGCTGCCGATGCACGACCGGCCCCAGGCGATTGCCAAAGGCGAGACAGTGCTGATGTGCAATGACCTGCACGACTTTGACTGGGCGTTGCTGGACCGGGATTATTATGCGCGGGCCGCTCAGGATCTGGTGGACAGCACCGGCGGGTGACAGGGAGGAACACCCACCGGGCTTGGCGACATCACACAACACGGACACTATGTATTATTTTAGGCAACATCGCAATAGGGTGTTGACATGGGCGGTAATAGGTGGCAATAAGGGTTTAACAGAAGGAGAATGACATGCACCTTTACCAGTTATGCCACAGCGCCCGCCGGATGGACCGGAACAGTGAGGCGGAATTATGGGCGCGGTTCAAAGCTGTCCGGCCCCAGGACGCTTGCGCTGTCACACCGGCCCGCCCTGCACCGCATCCCATGCCTGAACAAATCGACGCGGCTCTTGAATGGGCGCGCGAATACCTGACACACCAACCGGAGCAAACCAAATGAAAACCATCACACCCACACTGACCCCAACGACGTTTTTCCTACCCGCTGACGATCTGCGCGGCACGCTCCTGCCGATGCGGTGGACGGGCGCATGACGGGACTCAGTGAGGCGGCGGGGGCGGCACAGATACGTTTGGCAGCGGGCAGGGCCGGTGTGCCTATCTGGCGTAACAATCAGGGCGGCTGCACCGACCAGACCGGCCGCCTGATCCGGTTCGGGCTGGGCAATGAATCGCCCGCCCTGAACGCACGGTGGAAATCGTCCGACCTGATCGGGATCCTGCCAGTGTTGGTGCAGCCGTCACACGTTGGCAAAACGCTTGGCGTGTTCCTGGCGGTTGAAACCAAAAAGCCCGGCTGGCACCTGACGCCCGGCGACAAGCGCGGCCATGCGCAGGCGGCTTTCCTGCAATCCGTTCGGGGGTTCGGCGGTGTCGGTGGGTTCTGTTGCACCGCTGACGATTTTGTAAAATTAATGCTTGACGCGGGTGGTAATAGGTGTCAATAAGGGTGTAGAGAAACACACCAACCGGAGTTACTGACAATGGCACGCGGAACAGCAAACCACAACGGCGAGGAGATGGAGGTGGTGTTCAGCGCCGCCGGCCATCTCACCGACTATGGCGTGGAC